AAGCAACTGACTGGCTCTTTTTCGGGGCTGTGGGGTATTTCCAGGGCCTCTCCTTTACCACTCTCGGGAAGGCCCTTCCCCTTCTCGTCGGTAATTTCACAAGTTGTCCCATACTTGCAAGATCGCGCATCAGCTCCGGTATACGTCCCGGTGAAGCGCCCTGCAATGTCATCAGCATTCTCATCACCATTCCGCATGATTCTGAGAAACTCAGTTGATTCGGCCAGTAACCTTTCAGATGTTCCGCCATTTTAATCATCTGGTATCTCACCAGATTATAAGCCAGTAAGACACCCCACAGCTCTTGCTCCACAAGCTCCGGCTTTTTACTTCTCAGCGTCAGCCTGCTCAGTTGCATCGTCTGTTTTATCTCCCTGTATCCCAGTTCGATTTCCCAGCGATGACTGTACAGATCCGCCATTTCTCCTCCGGGGAAGCGCATGGCGTCCGTCATCGACGTCAGCAGATGGCAGACTTTTCCTTTGCGCGTCACGGTCAGCAGGCGGGCTGTCACTTCATTTCCCAGTCCCGGCCACTTTTTTCGTGCCTGCGGGCTGGTTTTCAGCTTCACCAGATGATCGCCGTTACCCAGTTTTCTGAGCTCTTCATATTGCGCTCCCTTTCTGAGAGGTATCATCCAGTGGCGGTGTTCTCCCGCCAGGCTCCAGCCATTTAACAGTCCCAGTGAGTAATAACCTTTATCCATTAACGTCAGAGTGTTATCGCCGGTTTGTTCTATAAGTTGCTCAGCAAGCTCATTTTCGCTGTTCTTCATCGTGCCGAAGGCTGCAGCCGTCAGCAGATGGCTGGTCAGTTCCATCTGGCAGACCATTTTGACCTGCGGGTAGAGCGCCGGGTTCCCGGCATGTGTCTGGCGGGGGAAGGCTGCATCGTTCTCTGGTGTATCCGGTGTGCGCCAGAACACACCATCGATGGCCAGCAGGGTCAGGCCGCACCAGTGCGGATGCGGCGTGGTGTTATGCCAGAGCTGCGCTGTTTTCGTGAACACGCGGCGGACAGCCTCACTTCCCAGGCGCTGGCGGGCCTGAATAACGGCACTGGGGGCAACGAAGGGGCGATTGCCCGGCAGCATGATGTCCAGGCGATTCACAATCTGGTGAAGAGGTTCTTTACGCTCAAGCGCCATGCCAACAATACACCAGACCATCATTTCGAGGGGAAGACGGCGCTTGCGTAGCGTTACAGTACCTGATTCGGCAAGGCAACGAGAGATGAGTTCGGGGTCGAGGTAATCCCCCAGAGAAGTCAGTGGGTTACGCAGAGAATCGTCACGGGATACCAGATCAAGAGCCTGTCCAATGTGCATAAAAAAATCCGGAAACAAGTGAGCGTTTCCGGATTCTTACACAGCCACTGGATCGGTCAACTGATCCTTAACTGATCGGCATTACAGCGGTGGGGCCGTATTTTTGCAACAAGGAGCGGAATTTTCACTATTACCAGAAAATGAAACTGGAATGACTCTGTTTGCCAATAACACCGTTACAGGAGAATATAATAACGGCGGGGCCATATTTGCTAAAGAAAACTCAACGCTGAATCTTACTGATGTTATTTTTTCCGGTAACGTCGCAGGCGGCTATGGTGGCGCAATCTATTCTTCTGGTACTAATGATACTGGTGCCGTCGATTTACGTGTCACTAACGCCATGTTTCGCAATAATATCGCTAATGATGGCAAAGGTGGCGCAATTTATACCATTAATAATGACGTCTATTTAAGTGATGATGTTTTTAACAATAACCAGGCATATACATCAACAAGTTACAGTGATGGCGATGGCGGGGCAATCGATGTTACCGATAATAATAGCGACAGCAAGCATCCTTCAGGTTATACGATAATAAATAACACCGCCTTTACAAATAACACAGCCGAAGGTTATGGCGGGGCGATATATACCAATAGCGCGACGGCTCCCTATCTTATTGATATTTCTGTTGATGACAGCTACAGCCAGAACGGCGGCGTGTTAGTCGATGAGAACAATAGCGCAGCAGGCTATGGAGATGGTCCTTCCACTGCGGCGGGTGGCTTTATGTATCTCGGCTTAAGTGAAGTTACCTTTGATATTGCCGACGGAAAAACGCTGGTTATCGGCAATACAGAGAATGACGGAGCTGTTGACTCTATTGCTGGTACCGGGTTAATCACCAAAACAGGTTCCGGCGATCTGGTACTTAATGCAGATAACAATGACTTTACTGGTGAGATGCAGATTGAAAACGGTGAAGTTACCCTGGGTCGCAGCAACTCCCTGATGAATGTCGGCGATACGCATTGCTAGGACGATCCGCAAGACTGCTACGGTCTGACGATAGGGAGTATTGATCAGTATCAGAATCAGGCTGAGCTAAACGTTGGCTCGACCCAACAAACTTTTGTGCACGCATTGACGGGCTTTCAGAATGGCACTTTAAATATCGATGCTGGTGGCAACGTTACTGTTAATCAGGGCAGTTTTGCTGGCATCATCGAAGGTGCTGGTCAGCTCACCATTGCGCAAAACGGCAGCTACGTGCTGGCAGGGGCGCAGTCGATGGCGCTAACCGGCGATATAGTCGTTGATGATGGTGCGGTGCTTTCGCTGGAAGGCGACGCGGCAGATCTTACCGCTCTCCAGGACGATCCGCAGTCGATCGTGTTAAACGGCGGTGTGCTCGATCTCTCTGATTTCTCCACTTGGCAGAGCGGCACATCATACAATGATGGCCTTGAAGTCAGTGGCAGCAGCGGAACGGTTATCGGCAGTCAGGATGTGGTAGATCTTGCAGGTGGCGACAATTTGCATATCGGCGGCGACGGGAAAGATGGCGTCTACGTGGTGGTCGATGCGAGCGACGGGCAGGTAAGTCTGGCAAACAATAATAGTTATTTGGGCACAACACAAATCGCCTCCGGTACGCTGATGGTGAGCGACAACTCGCAGCTTGGAGATACCCACTATAACCGCCAGGTTATCTTTACCGATAAGCAACAAGAAAGCGTGATGGAGATTACTGCCAATGTAGATACTCGCTCTACGACGACTGAGCATGGGCGTGATATTGAAATGCGCGCCGACGGTGAAGTGGCAGTTGATGCGGGGGTAGACACGCAGTGGGGCGCACTGATGGCTGACAGCAGCGGGCAGCATCAGGATGAGGGTAGCACATTTACTAAAACGGGGGCGGGTACGCTGGAGCTGACCGCCAGCGGTACAACGCAGTCGGCGGTACGTGTCGAAGAAGGCACCCTGAAAGGCGATGTTGCGGATATCTTTCCTTATGCTTCGTCACTGTGGGTTGGTGATGGGGCAACGTTCGTTACTGGCGCGGATCAGGATATTCAGTCAATTGATGCTACTTCCAGCGGCACTATCGACATCAGCGATGGTACGGTTTTGCGTCTGACCGGGCAGGATACTTCCGTCGCCCTTAATGCCTCACTATTTAACGGCGATGGGACGCTGGTAAATGCTACCGATGGCGTGACGTTGACAGGCGAGCTTAATACCAACCTTGAAACTGACAGCCTGACCTATCTTGCTGACGTGACGGTTAATGGTGATCTGACCAATACGTCCGGTGCGGTTAGCCTGCAAAATGGCGTCGCTGGCGATACGCTGACGGTAAACGGTGATTATACCGGCGGCGGTACGCTACTATTCGACAGCGAATTAAACGGCGATGACTCGGTAAGCGATCAATTGGTGATGAACGGTAATACTGCTGGCAACACAACTGTGGTGGTTAACTCCATTACAGGGATTGGTGAGCCGACATCGACAGGCATTAAAGTGGTTGATTTCGCAGCTGATCCCACGCAGTTTCAAAACAATGCACAGTTCAGTCTGGCTGGCAGTGGCTACGTCAACATGGGAGCGTATGACTACACGCTAGTGGAAGATAACAACGACTGGTATCTGCGATCGCAAGAAGTAACGCCGCCATCGCCACCTGAGCCAGACCCGACTCCCGATCCTGATCCCACGCCGGATCCTGACCCAACCCCCGACCCGGCCCCTACGCCTGCTTACCAGCCGGTGCTGAATGCCAAAGTTGGCGGTTATCTCAATAACCTGCGGGCGGCAAATCAGGCGTTTATGATGGAGCGACGCGATCACGCTGGTGGCGATGGTCAGACGCTGAATTTACGTGTTATCGGCGGACGTTATCATTACACGGCGGCAGGGCAACTGGCTCAGCAGGAAGACACTTCTACGGTGCAGCTTAGCGGCGGCTTGTTTAGCGGGCGCTGGGGCACGGATGGCGAGTGGATGCTTGGGGCGGTTGGTGGCTACAGTGATAATCAGGGCGACAGCCGCTCGAATATGACCGGAACTCGCGCCGATAACCAGAACCACGGTTATGCCGTTGGGCTGACCTCAAGCTGGTATCAGCACGGTAATCAGAAGCAGGGGGCCTGGCTGGATAGCTGGCTGCAATACGCGTGGTTTAACAATGATGTTTCCGAACATGAAGATGGCGTGGATCGTTACCATTCGTCGGGGATTATCGCCTCGCTGGAAGCCGGGTATCAGTGGTTACCGGGGCGTGGTGTGGTGATTGAACCGCAGGCGCAGGTGATTTATCAGGGCGTGCAGCAGGATGATTTTACCGCCGCTAACCATGCGCGCGTGTCACAATCGCAGGGGGATGATATTCAGACGCGGCTGGGTTTACACAGCGAATGGCGTACCGCGGTTGGTGTCACACCAACATTAGATCTGAATTATTATCACGATCCCCATGCGACGGAAATTGAAGAAGATGGCAGCACTATCAGTGACGATGCGGTGAAGCTACGGGGTGAAATAAAAGTGGGAGTCACGGGCAATATCAGTCAGCGAGTGTCCCTGCGCGGCAGCGTGGCGTGGCGTGGCAGAAAGGGAGTGATGATTTTGCCCAGACGGCAGGGTTTTTGTCGATGACGGTGAAATGGTAATCACTGTCTGACCATCACAATTGCCGGATGCGGCGTAAACGCCTTATCTGGCCTACGGAGAGCATTTGTAGGCCTGATAAGACGCTGCAAGCGTCGCATCAGGCATTGGCGCGGCCAAACATCAACCTCACTTATTCTGCGTGTGCAGCATATAGTTCACATCCACGCCGGGGCCGAGCTTAAAGGAATTAGTGATCGGGTTGTAATGTAGCCCGGTTATATGTCGCTCTTTTAAACTGGTCTGATCCACCCAGCCAAGCAGCTCTGCCGGTTTAATAAACTTCTTCACATCATGCGTACCTTTGGGCACCATGCGCAAAATATATTCCGCGCCAACCACCGCCATCAGCCATGACTTGCCGTTGCGGTTAAGCGTCGAGAAAAAGACATCGCCGCCTGGTTTCACCAGTTGCGCACAGGCTCTGACCACTGACTGCGGATCGGGTACGTGCTCCAGCATCTCCATGCAGGTCACCACATCATACTGCCCGGCATGTTTTGCCGCGTGCTCTTCCACGGTTTCCTGCACGTAATCCACCTGAATGCCGCTTTCCAGCGCGTGCAGCTTTGCCACCTGCAATGGCTCAAAGCCCATATCCAGACCGGTCACCGTCGCGCCTTCGCGCGCCATACTCTCGGCCAGAATGCCGCCGCCACAACCGACATCGAGCACCTTTTTGCCAAATAAACCGCCAGCACGCTCGGCAATATAGCCCAGACGCAGCGGGTTAATGCGGTGCAACGGTTTGAACTCACCTTCAAGATCCCACCAGCGGGAGGCGACGGCTTCAAATTTAGCGATCTCTTCGTGGTCTACGTTATGGTTTTCCGGCGATTTTTCGGCATTCATTGGCACTTCTACTCCGTAATTGGCAAGACAAACGAGTATATCAGGCATTGGATGTGAATAAAGCGTATAGGTTTACCTCAAACTGCGCGGCTGTGTTATAATTTGCGACCTTTGAATCCGGGATACAGTAGAGGGATAGCGGTTAGATGAGCGACCTTGCGAGAGAAATTACACCGGTCAACATTGAGGAAGAGCTAAAGAGCTCCTATCTGGATTATGCGATGTCGGTCATTGTTGGCCGTGCGCTGCCAGATGTCCGAGATGGCCTGAAGCCGGTACACCGTCGCGTACTTTACGCCATGAACGTACTAGGCAATGACTGGAACAAAGCCTATAAAAAATCTGCCCGTGTCGTTGGTGACGTAATCGGTAAATACCATCCCCATGGTGACTCGGCGGTTTATGACACGATCGTCCGTATGGCGCAGCCATTCTCGCTGCGTTACATGCTGGTAGACGGTCAGGGTAACTTCGGTTCCATCGACGGCGACTCTGCGGCGGCAATGCGTTATACGGAAATCCGTCTGGCGAAAATTGCCCATGAACTGATGGCCGATCTCGAAAAAGAGACGGTCGATTTCGTTGATAACTATGACGGCACGGAAAAAATTCCCGACGTCATGCCAACCAAAATTCCTAACCTGCTGGTGAACGGTTCTTCCGGTATCGCCGTAGGTATGGCAACCAACATCCCGCCGCACAACCTGACGGAAGTCATCAACGGTTGTCTGGCGTATATCGATGATGAAGACATCAGCATTGAAGGGCTGATGGAACACATCCCGGGGCCGGACTTCCCGACGGCGGCAATCATTAACGGTCGTCGCGGTATTGAAGAAGCTTACCGTACCGGTCGCGGCAAGGTATATATCCGCGCCCGTGCTGAAGTGGAAGTTGACGCCAAAACCGGACGTGAAACCATTATCGTCCACGAAATTCCGTATCAGGTAAACAAAGCGCGCCTGATCGAGAAGATTGCGGAACTGGTAAAAGAAAAACGCGTGGAAGGCATCAGCGCGCTGCGTGACGAGTCTGACAAAGACGGTATGCGCATCGTGATTGAAGTGAAACGCGATGCGGTCGGTGAAGTTGTGCTCAACAACCTCTACTCCCAGACCCAGTTGCAGGTTTCTTTCGGTATCAACATGGTGGCATTGCACCATGGTCAGCCGAAGATCATGAACCTGAAAGACATCATCGCGGCGTTTGTTCGTCACCGCCGTGAAGTGGTGACCCGTCGTACTATTTTCGAACTGCGTAAAGCTCGCGATCGTGCTCATATCCTTGAAGCATTAGCCGTGGCGCTGGCGAACATTGACCCGATCATCGAACTGATCCGTCATGCGCCGACGCCTGCAGAAGCGAAAACTGCGCTGGTTGCTAATCCGTGGCAGCTGGGCAACGTTGCCGCCATGTTGGAACGTGCTGGCGACGATGCTGCGCGTCCGGAATGGCTGGAGCCAGAGTTCGGCGTGCGTGATGGTCTGTACTACCTGACCGAACAGCAAGCTCAGGCGATTCTGGATCTGCGTTTGCAGAAACTGACCGGCCTTGAGCACGAAAAACTGCTCGACGAATACAAAGAGCTGCTGGATCAGATCGCGGAACTGTTGCGTATTCTTGGTAGCGCCGATCGTCTGATGGAAGTGATCCGCGAAGAGCTGGAGCTGGTTCGTGAACAGTTCGGTGACAAACGTCGTACTGAAATCACCGCCAACAGCGCAGACATCAACCTGGAAGATCTGATCACCCAGGAAGATGTGGTCGTGACGCTCTCTCACCAGGGCTACGTTAAATATCAGCCGCTTTCTGAATACGAAGCGCAGCGTCGTGGCGGGAAAGGTAAATCTGCCGCACGTATTAAAGAAGAAGACTTTATCGACCGACTGCTGGTGGCGAACACGCACGACCATATTCTGTGCTTCTCCAGCCGTGGTCGCGTCTATTCGATGAAAGTTTACCAGTTGCCGGAAGCCACTCGTGGCGCGCGCGGTCGTCCGATCGTCAACCTGCTACCGCTGGAACAGGACGAACGTATCACCGCGATCCTGCCGGTGACCGAGTTTGAAGAAGGCGTGCAAGTCTTCATGGCGACCGCTAACGGTACTGTGAAGAAAACCGTCCTCACCGAATTCAACCGTCTGCGTACCGCCGGTAAAGTGGCGATCAAACTGGTTGACGGCGATGAGCTGATCGGCGTTGATCTGACCAGTGGCGAAGATGAAGTAATGCTGTTCTCCGCCGAAGGTAAAGTGGTGCGCTTTAAAGAGTCTTCTGTCCGTGCGATGGGCTGCAATACCACTGGTGTGCGCGGTATTCGCTTAGGTGAAGGCGATAAAGTCGTCTCTCTGATCGTGCCTCGTGGCGATGGCGCAATCCTCACCGCAACGCAAAACGGTTACGGTAAACGTACTGCAGTGGCGGAATACCCAACCAAGTCGCGTGCGACGAAAGGGGTTATCTCCATCAAGGTTACCGAACGTAACGGTTTAGTGGTTGGCGCGGTGCAGGTAGATGACTGCGACCAGATCATGATGATCACCGATGCCGGTACGCTGGTACGTACTCGCGTTTCAGAAATCAGCATCGTGGGCCGTAACACCCAGGGCGTGATCCTCATCCGTACTGCGGAAGATGAAAACGTAGTGGGTCTGCAGCGTGTTGCTGAACCGGTTGACGAGGAAGATCTGGATACCATCGACGGCAGTGCCGCGGAAGGGGATGATGAAATCGCTCCGGAAGTGGACGTTGACGACGAGCCAGAAGAAGAATAATTTTACTTCTTCATGCCAAAAGGGAGCTATCTCCCTTGTTTGAATTGAAAAGTCCAGGCTGCAAAGTCTGGGCTTTTGTCGTATTAGGGCGCGGTAAAGTTTGGCTGTGCCCGTAAAAAATGGCTGGCTATACACAAGGAATGTGGCAATGAGTGGTGAAAAAAAGGCGAAAGGCTGGCGGTTCTATGGTCTTGTAGGTTTTGGCGCAATAGCACTGCTTTCCGCTGGCGTCTGGGCGTTGCAATATGCTGGCAGTGGGCCAGAAAAAACGTTGTCGCCGCTGGTGGTGCACAACAATCTGCAAATCGATCTCAATGAGCCGGACCTCTTTCTAGACAGCGACTCTCTGAGCCAGCTTCCCAAAGATCTCCTCACCATTCCGTTTCTCCACGATGTTCTGAGCGAAGATTTCGTTTTCTATTATCAGAATCATGCCGATCGTCTGGGCATTGAAGGCAGCATTCGCCGCATTGTCTATGAACACGATCTCACGCTGAAAGATAAGCTCTTTTCGTCACTCTTAGATCAGCCCGCGCAGGCGGCGCTATGGCACGATAAACAAGGCCATCTTTCACATTACATGGTGCTGATCCAGCGCAGTGGTTTAAGCAAACTGCTGGAGCCATTGTTGTTTGCCGCTACCAGCGACAGCCAGTTAAGCAAAACGGAAATCAGTAGCATCAAGATAAATAGTGAAACTATTCCTGTTTATCAGTTGCGCTATAACGGCAATAACGCCCTGATGTTCGCGACATATCAGGACAAGATGCTGGTGTTTTCCAGTACGGATATGTTGTTTAAAGATGATCAGCAGGATACCGAAGCCACGGCGATCGCAAGTGATTTGTTGAGCGGTAAAAAACGCTGGCAAGCCAGCTTTGGCCTGGAAGAGCGTACTGCCGAAAAAACGCCAGTACGCCTGCGCATCGTGGCCAGCGCCAGGTTGCTGGGTTTTGGCTACCAGCGGTTAATGCCTTCTTTTGCTGGCGTACGCTTCGAAATGGGTAACGACGGCTGGCACAGTTTTGTGGCGTTAAATGATGAATCCGCCAGCGTAGATGCCAGTTTCGATTTTACGCCGGTCTGGAACAGTATGCCTGCCGGAGCCAGCTTCTGTGTGGCGGTGCCGTATTCACACGGTATTGCCGAAGAGATGCTTTCGCACATCAGCCAGGAAAACGACAAGCTGAATGGGGCGTTAGACGGTGCCGCGGGGCTGTGCTGGTATGAAGACTCAAAATTGCAAACCCCGCTGTTTGTCGGTCAGTTTGATGGCACTGCCGAACAGGCGCAATTGCCAGGGAAACTGTTTACGCAAAATATTGGTGCGCACGAAAGCAAAGCGCCAGAAGGTGTTTTGCCGGTAAGCCAGACTCAGCAGGGCGAAGCGCAAATCTGGTGTCGCGAAGTGAGTTCCCGATACGGTCAGTATCCGAAAGCGCAGGCGGCGCAACCCGATCAATTAATGTCGGATTATTTTTTCCGTGTGTCGCTGGCGATGCAAAACAAAACGCTGCTTTTCTCCCTCGATGACACGCTGGTTAATAACGCCCTGCAAACACTGAATAAAACCCGCCCGGCAATGGTGGATGTAATACCCACTGATGGCATCGTTCCGCTCTATATCAATCCACAAGGCGTGGCGAAACTGCTGCGTAACGAAACGTTGACCAGTCTGCCGAAGAATCTCGAACCGGTTTTTTATAACGCCGCACAAACTTTATTAATGCCGAAGCTGGACGCTTTATCTCAACAACCGCGTTATGTCATGAAGCTGGCCCAGATGGAACCCGGTGTCGCCTGGCAGTGGCTACCCATAACCTGGCAGCCGCTATGAGACACGGGCTGCTGGCGCTGATTTGCTGGCTGTGTTGTGTTGTTGCCCATAGCGAAATGCTGAATGTCGAACAATCCAGGCTGTTTCGCGCCTGGTTTGTACGCATTGCACAAGAACAGCTCCGCCAGGGGCCAAGTCCACGCTGGTATCAGCAGGATTGTGCGGGCCTGGTGCGATTTGCGGCGAACGAGACGCTGAAAGTTCACGACAGTAAATGGCTAAAAAGTAACGGTTTATCTAGCCAGTATTTGCCGCCAGAGATGACGCTAACACCTGAACAGCGTCAACTGGCGCAAAACTGGAATCAGGGGAGCGGGAAAAACGGCCCCTACGTGACCGCGATTAATTTGATTCAGTACAACAGCCAGTTTATTGGCCAAGACATAAACCAGGCGCTGCCTGGCGATATGATTTTTTTCGATCAGGGCGATGCCCAGCACTTAATGGTCTGGATGGGGCGTTACGTCATCTACCACACCGGAAGCGCCACGAAAACTGACAACGGAATGCGCGCAGTCAGTCTGCAACAACTTATGACATGGAAGTTGCATGCTTAAAATTACATTAATTATCAACATGTTAGTGTGAGCAGGTCATTATTAGTCAAAATAAAATCATTTGTTGATTTCAATTTTGTCCCATTCTCTCCCTCGGCTGTCCCTATACCGCGCCGCCATTGAATCTGATTTATGCCCGAGAAGACGTTGAGCAAATTTATCGCCAATCTGGTTCCGGTATAGCCTCGCTGACAGGCTACGCAGTTCATGGAATGTTGGCGGGTCTCCATCAAATGAGAGTCCGGAGGCATTTCTCGCCTTTGTAAAATACTTTGATACTGTTTTCGGGGAAAGCGGATCGTGATGCTTTGATGCGATTATAGTTTCACTGCTGCTGGCTTCCCTGCATTTCTGTAGTGTATCAACCAGTGAGATATTGAGCGCGTCAATCGTTAGCGTCAGCGGAATGGCGAGCTTAGCCCCTGTTTTACCCTGCTCAATGTGAAGATGGTTGTCGTTTATGTCTGACCACTTCATTCTACATAAATCGCCCACTCTCTGCCCTGTAATGACGGCCAAATCCATTGCCAGCCTCAGCCAGATAGGGAGAGGTTCGGCTGCATGGTAAATCTCGACATACTCATTAGCTGTCAGCCTTGAGCGCCTTACTTCTGACTTTGCTGTGCGGGTTGCTGTTACCGGATTCGTAGCCACATGCCCCTCGGCTATTGCTTCACGAAAAACGTCAACAAGGGTTGTAATGCCAGTCAGTTAAGCAACTGACTGGCTCTTTTTCGGGGCTGTGGGGTATTTCCAGGGCCTCTCCTTTACCACTCTCGGGAAGGCCCTTCCCCTTCTCGTCGGTAATTTCACAAGTTGTCCCATACTTGCAAGATCGCGCATCAGCTCCGGTATACGTCCCGGTGAAGCGCCCTGCAATGTCATCAGCATTCTCATCACCATTCCGCATGATTCTGAGAAACTCAGTTGATTCGGCCAGTAACCTTTCAGATGTTCCGCCATTTTAATCATCTGATATCTCACCAGATTATAAGCCAGTAAGACACCCCACAGCTCTTGCTCCACAAGCTCCGGCTTTTTACTTCTCAGCGTCAGCCTGCTCAGTTGCATCGTCTGTTTTATCTCCCTGTATCCCAGTTCGATTTCCCAGCGATGACTGTACAGATCCGCCATTTCTCCTCCGGGGAAGCGCATGGCGTCCGTCATCGACGTCAGCAGATGGCAGACTTTTCCTTTGCGCGTCACGGTCAGCAGGCGGGCTGTCACTTCATTTCCCAGTCCCGGCCACTTTTTTCGTGCCTGCGGGCTGGTTTTCAGCTTCACCAGATGATCGCCTTTACCCAGTTTTCTGAGCTCTTCATATTGCGCTCCCTTTCTGAGAGGTATCATCCAGTGGCGGTGTTCTCCCGCCAGGCTCCAGGCATTTAACAGTCCCAGTGAGTAATAACCTTTATCCATTAACGTCAGAGTGTTATCGCCGGTTTGTTCTATAAGTTGCTCAGCAAGCTCATTTTCGCTGTTCTTCATCGTGCCGAAGGCTGCAGCCGTCAGCAGATGGCTGGTCAGTTCCATCTGGCAGACCATTTTGACCTGCGGGTAGAGCGCCGGGTTCCCGGCATGTGTCTGGCGGGGGAAGGCTGCATCGTTCTCTGGTGTATCCGGTGTGCGCCAGAACACACCATCGATGGCCAGCAGGGTCAGGCCGCACCAGTGCGGATGCGGCGTGGTGTTATGCCAGAGCTGCGCTGTTTTCGTGAACACGCGGCGGACAGTCTCACTTCCCAGGCGCTGGCGGGCCTGAATAACGGCACTGGGGGCAACGAAGGGGCGATTGCCCGGCAGCATGATGTCCAGGTGATTCACAATCTGGTGAAGAGGTTCTTTACGCTCAAGCGCCATGCCAACAATACACCAGACCATCATTTCGAGGGGAAGACGGCGCTTGCGTAGCGTTACAGTACCTGATTCGGCAAGGCAACGAGAGATGAGTTCGGGGTCGAGGTAATCCCCCAGAGAAGTCAGTGGGTTACGCAGAGAATCGTAACGGGATACCAGATCAAGAGCCTGTCCAATGTGCATAAAAAAATCCGGAAACAAGTGAGCGTTTCCGGATTCTTACACAGCCACTGGATCGGTCAACTGATCCTTAACTGATCGGCATTACAACAAGGGTTGACCTGATTAATTTTGCGGAAGCCGCTTTACCTTCTGCTACGTAGGTATTTAGCATTGCTGCCACCTCTTTCGTTGATATGTCAGTGAGCGGTTTGTCCGGCAATTTTCTTCGAATTGCCCTGATTTTGCTGGCGTAGTCGAGTAGAGTTTTCGGTCTGATGCCCCTCTCGCTGAGGATTGTTTCATTGAAGTGGCACACTGAATTTGGCCACCTGAACAGAGGTGATATGCTCACCTCAGAACAACACAGGTGCTCCAATGAAAAAAAGAAATTTTAGCGCAGAGTTTAAACGCGAATCCGCTCAACTGGTTGTTGACCAGAAATACACGGTGGCAGATGCCGCCAAAGCTATGGATGTTGGCCTTTCCACAATGACAAGATGGGTCAAACAACTGCGTGATGAGCGTCAGGGCAAAACACCAAAAGCCTACCCCCATTACCCCGGAACAAATTGAAATCCGTGAGCTCAGGAAGAAGCTACAACGCATTGAAATGGAGAATGAAATATTAAAAAAGGCTACCGCGCTCTTGATGTCAGACTCCCTGAACAGTTCTCGATAATCGGGAAACTCAGAGCGCATTATCCTGTGGTCACACTCTGCCATGTGTTCGGGGGTCATCGCAGCAGCTACAGATACTGGAAAAACCGTCCTGAAAAACCAGACGGCAGACGGGCTGTATTACGCAGTCAGGTACTTGAGCTACATGGCATCAGCCACGGTTCGGCCGGAGCAAGAAGCATCGCCACAATGGCAACCCGGAGAGGCTACCAGATGGGACGCTGGCTTGCTGGCAGGCTCATGAAAGAGCTGGGGCTGGTCAGCTGTCAGCAGCCGACTCACCGGTATAAACGTGGTGGTCATGAACATGTTGCTATCCCTAACTACCTTGAAAGGCAGTTCGCCGTGACCGAGCCAAATCAGGTGTGGTGCGGTGATGTGACCTATATCTGGACGGGTAAGCGCTGGGCGTACCTCGCCGTTGTTCTCGACCTGTTCGCAAGAAAACCAGTGGGCTGGGCCATGTCGTTCTCGCCGGACAGCAGGCTCACCATGAAAGCGCTGGAAATGGCATGGGAAACCCGTGGTAAGCCCGGCGGGGTGATGTTCCACAGCGATCAGGGCAGTCATTATACGAGCAGGCAGTTCCGGCAGTTATTGTGGCGATACCAGATCAGACAGAGTATGAGCCGGCGCGGAAACTGCTGGGATAACAGCCCAATGGAACGCTTCTTCAGGAGTCTGAAGAACGAATGGATGCCGGTGGTGGGTTACGTAAGCTTCAGCGAGGCAGCTCACGCCATAACGGACTATATCGTTGGATATTACAGCGCACTAAGACCGCACGAATATAACGGTGGGTTACCCCCAAACGAATCGGAAAATCGATACTGGAAAAACTCTAACTCGGTGGCCAGTTTTTGTTGACCACTTCATTTGTGAAAGTTGCCAGAACTGAGCTTCTGAAAGCTGAGGCGAGGGCGTTGCTCCCGTCTCTACCAAAAGAGGAGGGATATACGTTCATTCCAAACGCATTTCTGGAAAAGCTGCTCAAAGAAGACATATCCGTAAGTCAGTTTAACGATGTTCTTAAGGTCTTTCGTCAAGGCAGGTAGTGATGAGCAATACAGCAAAAATCTACGATTTCAGCGCCGCACACGAGCGCAGGAGCAACAGGATGGAGAACCAGAAAACTGGTTACATTCCGTTGTACCGGAGCATTCTGAAACAGTCATGGGCGAAAGATGTTTATCTTCGCACCCTGTGGGAAAACCTTCTCCTGAATGCTGCCAGAAAGCCATACAAAGCGAATTTCAAAGGTCATGAATGGCATGTGCAACCCGGTCAACTGGTTGTGACAGCAGCTGATTTAGGTCTTCAGTTATGCGACAGGCATGGCAAGCCAGCAAGCCGTGATCAGGTTGAGCGGATGCTTCAGGTTTTTGTGAAAGAGGGGATGATCTCCATTGATGGAGAGAAGTAAAAAGGTCGCGTGATCACCATCACAAATTACCATGAATATGCTCAAAAAATGGACAATTCACCCGCACATGAAGCCGCACAAACAACCGCACATCATGAACAAGAAGGTATTAACAAGAATATAAATAATATCTCTAATACTGACGTATTAGAGAGTGCCACAGCAGACAAAAAGTCTGACAAGAAAAAACCTTCCGTTAGCTGTCAGGATGTTGTCGATGCTTACCACGAAATCCTTCCTGAAGCGCCAAGAATCCGCGCACTGAATGACAAGCGTAAAAACCAGATCCGAACGTTCTGGCGCAAAGCCGGAGTGATAACCCGCCAGCTTGACGGGCATGGGTTCACGATGCAGGACTGGAGAAATTATTTGAGCTACGTAGGCGAAAATTGCCGATGGATGTTCGAAGAGCGCCCAAACCATCAGCGCGGAACCGTCTGGCACAAAAAGGGATTTGATTACCTGCTTAACGATAATACCTACCTGAAAGTTCGTGAGGGTGAACACGATGACCGATAATTTTTATGCGCCGCCCCATAGCATCGAGGCAGAGCAGGCGGTGATTGGTGGATTGCTTCTGGATGATGACAGCAGTGAGCGCGTCCAGAAGGTTCTTGCGATGCTGAAGCCTGACTCATTTTACAGCCGGCCACACAAAATCCTTTTCGAAGAAATAACCAGAATGCACCGGGAGCAAAAGCCAGTAGATGGCCTGACGCTTTTCGATGAACTGGAGCGTAAATCGTTAACGGCGTCTGTTGGCGGTTTTGCTTATATCGCTGAGATCGCAAAGAACACGCCAAGCGCCGCAAACATCGTTGCCTATGCAATGCAGGTTCGCGAAACCGCAATGGAACGCTACGCCATCAACCGCATGACTGAAGCGACGGAATTGCTCTATTCCCGCAACGGAATGACTGCAACGCAGAAGTACGAAGCTATTCAGGCGATTTTCACGCAACTGACAGACCATGCAAAAACCGGATCACGTCGCGGCCTTCGCTCATTTGGTGAGGTCATGGAAGACTGGGTTAGCGACCTTGAGAAGCGTTTTGACCCGTCAGGCGAACAACGAGGAATGAGCACAGGGATCCCATCGCTGGACAGGATGCTGTCACCGAAAGGTCTGGTGAAAGGCTCTCTGTTTGTCATTGGCGCTCGCCCTAAGATGGGGAAAACGACGCTATACAGCCAGATGGCAATCAACTGCGCAGTGCATGAGAAAAAGCCCGCTCTGATGTTCAGCCTTGAAATGCCAGGTGATCAGATACTGGAAAAACTGGTAGGGCAGAAGTCTGGTGTTAACCCGAATATTTTTTACCTTCCGGCGACAAATGACGCCGATGACGGCTATCAGGGTGATTACGATGGTGACTTCAACAGGGCGATCGAAACAGCCAATCGCTTGAGTGAAATCGACCTGCTTTACATCGACGACACGCCGGGATTATTTCTGGCTCAAATCGTCAGCGAAAGCCGTCGAATCAAGCGAGAAAAAGGATGTGTTGGCATGATTCTGGTCGATGACCTGACACTAATGACCGCTGAAAAGGCCGATCGCAACGACCTTGCCTACGGCATGATCACCAAAGGACTGAAGAACCTTGCCTACGGCATGATCACCAAAGGACTGAAGAACCTTGCCAAAGAGCTTGATTGCGTTGTTGTGCTTCTGACGCAGCTTAACCGCGCACTGGAAAGCCGAACCAATAAACGCCCATTACCAAGTGACTCACGAGATACAGGGCAGATTGAACAGGATTGCGATTATTGGGTGGGGATCCATCGTGAAGGTGCTTTTGATGACAGTGTTCCACCTGGTGAAACCGAACTAATCCTTCGTCTCAATCGTCATGGCAATACCGGCACGGTGTATTGCATTCAGGCAAATGGCGCTATTTATGACACAGACCAACAGTCTGCTGAAATGCGCCGACGTGAACGCGAGGAACCGCAGTCCAAGAAGAAAGGAGGATTCTGATGACCATCTACATCACTGAGCTTGTAACAGGCCTGCTGGTAATCGCAGGCCTTTTTATTTGGGGGAGAGGGAAGTGAACGATAGCTACCGACAGTTTGAAAACTGGTGGTCAAAAGACAAAAACCAGTTCACAGGAGACGATGAATTAAAAGAGTTTGCCTGGGTGATATGGCAGGCATCGCGCTCTGCTATTGAACTGGATATCGACTGGCCCGAATCGAATGACGACTTTTGGAAAGATGGTGAAGAAGGTGCTTATGCGATGGGTTATGAGGATGGGCGTGACAAAACGGTAATTGCAGTAATGAAAGCCATCAGGGCCGCAGGAATCAAAGAAAAGAATTTCGATTAAGCAAATATCACTTCAATAAATCGCTTTTAAGGCATCACAATCGCTCTGTAGCGAGGTAAACGCGTACAAGGTATTTATATAGCAGCGAGAATGAAAAATGCGTCAGAATACGTTTGAGGAGGTTTTAAGAAATGAGTTCGTTGACTGAGCTTGTCCGCGCCGACTTTCAGGAGAACATTGGTCGTGCAAAGCGGTACTGGTCTGCTTCCAGACTTCCGACTGGCGAGAGACAGAAAAACGCCCCTAAGCCACGGAGCTATCCGCGTGACCGCGTTCTTCGCCGGTTGGTTAAAATCGATAATGATTTTCAGTGTGACAGAATTATCCGGAGTCTGGATTTAAAGTGAAGGAGTGAGCATGAGCAAAGTATCACGAGGAATGAAAATATCGCTTATTTTCATCCTTAATCCGCATCGTATCTTTTTGGCTTCAGCAGTATGGCTGTCATATTTTGTTTATTGGTTAGCAGATAAATTGGATGATTTTGCGAAATGGCTTGAGAATTTTGCGAATGCGAGGTTTGAGTCATGGCCGCTTATCGGAGAGAAGATGTCTGACGAATTAAACCGGTATTACGCGGATAAGCGCAAGGAGAAGAGCAGGAGGGCAAGTGAAGCAATTATTCCTGCTTCGCAACGAAGCAATCAGAAATAACGCCATAGACGCCATTCTCTCACTACCCATCGACGACAAGTCACCCCACGAAGTCCACGTTAGAGAACCCAAACGCAGCAAAGCGCAGAATGACCGTATGTGGCCGATGCTGAACGATGTTTCGCGTCAGGTGCTATGGCATGGTCAACGGCTGGCGCCGGAAGACTGGAAAGACCTGTTCACTGCCCTGTGGCTTAAGACCAAAAAACTGGAGCAACGAAGTGCGCCTGGTATCGGCGGTGGCGTTGTCATGCTTGGCGTGCGTACCAGCAAAATGCGAAAGGCCAGCATGACTGAGCTTATCGAAATCATGTTCTGGTTCGGCTCAGAGCGCAACGTGCGGTGGAGTGATAACTCCCGGCGAGAGTATGAATGGTCACAACGAACAGGGAGGGCGGCATGAGGCGACAGCGACGAAGTATTACCGACATAATCTGTGAAAACTGCAAATACCTTCCAACGAAACGCTCCAGAAATAAACGCAAGCCAATCCCAAAAGAATCTGACGTAAAAACCTTCAACTACACGGCTCACCTGTGGGATATCCGGTGGCTAAGACATCGTGCGAGGAAATGACTATTTATCCGGTGCGCCGCCAGAATGACGGCGCGGTGTGGTTAAACGAAGCGGATCTGGAGTTTTTTTCCAGTAGCGCGGGCGAATTTTTTTAGGGTGGCAAATGATGGGCCGCTGATACCTGATGCGAGATTACTTTCCATTCTGGTGATCGCGGTCGCTTTTGTTCCCATTCGCTCGGCAACTTCAGCCTGAGTTAAGCCAGCTTCTTTGCGTGCTGCCAGCATTTCATCAAGCAGTGCGAATTCGTCAGCGATAGCGTCGTATTCTGCTTTAAAAGCCGGGTCTTCCATCCATTTGGCTGCCATTTCGTCGTGTGTCATGGTGGGGAGAGTGCGTTTACCAGTCATGCTTAACCTCCTTCATTCTGGTTTCAGCTTTCTTGCGTTCGGCTGGCGGTGTTTTCTGCGTTTTCTTTACAAAACTATGCAGCATGATGATGCGTTTCCCTGTCAGAGTGCAGTAAAAAACACGCGCGATCCCATCGTTGCCTTTAATTCTGAGTTCGAAAAGTCCGTCACCAAAGGCGCTGGTGTGAGGTTCTCCGAGATTGCTGCCATATATCTTCATACGTTCAACGAGATGTTGGTATCGGGCACGCATACTCAATGGAAGCCGATCGACTTCCAGCCTTACATCTTCACTGTAGTATTCGATAGTGTAGTTCATAGGTATCAACATAACAAAATTGTTATATGCATTCAAGGCCTGTAGTTGACGACAACACATATCCGGGGCTATATTCCTCACGCGCCAGCAAAATCTGGCGTCGGGATTGGAACCCCGGATATCGAAACGGTGCATACCGCGCTGGCGGTTTTTTATGCGCTAAGCACAGTCACATTCGCGATTTATGGCGGGCTGTGTGGGGGCACCGAAAGGTGCGCCGGATGTTTCGACCGGTAGTTCCAACCCTGCACAGTTCGCCACCCGATGATTGGAACCTGAAGGTGGTGAGGTAAAAATTATCGAAACGCGAGGTCGTTATGACTGTTCAAGTTGCTGTCAAAAACCTTTCCCCTGTCACTTATAACCAGATTCCTGTAATCACAACTGAGTTACTCGCCCGCCTTTACGGAACAGAAGCAATCCGTATACAGCAGAATCACCATGAAAATAAATCTCGATTTATTGAGGGAAAACACTTCTTTAAAGCTGTTGGTGATGAGCTCAAAAATTTGCGACTAGTTTTAAACGAGTCGCAAAATGAGGTGAAAATTTCTCCAAAAACCCGCTCCCTCATCCTCTGGACAGAACGCGGCGCAGCTCGTCACGCGAAGATGCTCGAAACCGATCAGGCATGGGACGTGTTCGAAAAACTGGAAGACTGCTATTTCAGCCAGACTTCGAAAAGCGCAGGTCATCACGAGAAGAAAACCAGCGAGCTTTCTGCAAAAGATGCAAACAGTCTGGTATGGTTGTGGGATTATGCCAACCGCTCACAGGCATTATTCCGCGAACTGTATCCGGCGCTAAGACAAATTCAGTCTAACTATTCCGGCAGATGCCACGACTACGGTCATGAGTTCTCGTATGTTATCGGAATGGCGAGAGACGTTTTAATCAATCACACACGAGATGTTGATATTAATGAGCCAGACGGACCAACGAATCTTTCTGCATGGGTAAGACTTAAGAACAAAGAATTACCTCCTTCACTACATCACTACTGACAGATTGCCAACGCAACGACCCAGCTTCGGCTGGGTTTTTTATTGCTGAATTTTCAATATGAGAGGACATGACAATGAACGAGCTGATAAATAGCAACGCCATTAAAATGACCAGCATTGAAATCGCTGAGTTGGTGGGTAAGCGTCATGACAATGTGAAACGTACCATCGAAACGCTGGCTAAAAATGGTGTTATCCGGCATCCTCAATTTGAGGTTTCCGAAAGAATCAATAACTTAGGGTTCAATGTTCAGTACGAGCATTACGTCTTCGAAGGCGAACAAGGTAAGCGCGACAGCATTATTGTCGTTGCCCAGTTGTCGCCGGAATTCACCGCTCGTCTTGTTGACCGTTGGCGAGAGCTTGAAGGGGCAACCGCGAAAATCCCACAAACCTTTTCTGAGGCATTGCGCCTTGCGGCCGACCTTGAAGACCAGAAGGCTGAACTGGAGAAACAGCTTGCTCTCGCAGCACCTAAAGTTGAGTTTGCCGATCGCGTTAGCGAGGCCAGCGGAATTTTGATTGGAAACTTTGCAAAGGTTGTTGGAATTGGTCCAAACAAACTGTTTGCGTGGATGCGCGATCACAAAATCCTTATTGCTTCAGGTTCCCGGCGCAATGTGCCAATGCAGGAATATATGGATCGCGGCTATTTCACAGTGAAAGAAACAGCAGTCAACACAAATCACGGAATACAGATATCGTTCACCACAAAAATCACCGGGCGTGGCCAACAGTGGCTGACCAGAAAGCTGCTCTATAACGGAATGCTGAAAGTTGAGGTGTACTGGCAATAGCGGACACTACCATTTGTTCTTTTTTAAGCAGCCATCTGATGATATTTTTCCCTGAAGGCTGCCGGGGAGATATTCCCCAGACGAGAGTGACGACGCTGACGATTGTAGAAAATCTCAATGTATTCCCGTATTACTGAGATGGCTTCATCCCGGTTATTAAAACGATAGTGGCTCAGGCTCTCATTTTTCAGCGTTCCCCAGAAGCTTTCCATCGGAGCGTTGTCGTAACAGTTACCTTTACGCGACATTGATGTTTTCAGTACCAGACTGCTCCTGTATGACCCGGTAATCGTATGCGCAGTACTGTGAACCTCGATCAGAGTGGTGGATTAGCCCGGCAGGTGGGCGCTGGCTCCTGAGCGCCATAACAGGGCTTTACCTGTCAGCTCTTTTGTCATGCGCTCTCCCATGGCGTAGCCGACAATTTCGCACGTATAACATCTTTGATGCCAGCGAGGTACAACCATCCTTCCTGTGTGGCAACATACGTCAGGTCCGCCACCCAGACCTGATTTGGTGCTGTAGGAGCGAACGTCTGGTTCAGCAGATTTGGCGCAACTGGCAGATTGTGGTTCGGGTTCGTAGTCGCTCTGAACTTGCGTTTCTGCTTACAGCGTAGCCTTAGCTCCTTACGAAGACGTGCCAGTCGGTCACGACCAACGATGATGCCATTCTCTGCCAGCTCCGTCTGGAGCCGCCGGGTTCCATATGTTTCGCGAGTGCGGATATGTGCCACCTTAATCTCCAGTTTTAGCCGCTCATCACTTTGTTTTCTGTCTGAGGGTTCATGCTGTACCCAGTTGTAATAACCGCTCCTGGATACACCAAATACCTGACACATCGCTTCAATGGGAAATTGTTGTCGCCATTGTTCGATTAACGCGTATTTTTCAGCGACTCCTGTGCAAAATACGCTGTTGCTTTTTTTAATATATCTCGCTCAAGGCGAGCTTCATTTAACGCCTTACGCAGTTGCAGAATTTCAGATTCCAGTTCAGCCAGCGTGCGGGAACCAGGAGTACCGAGCCCTTTTCTGGCGGCGGTAACCCATTGTCCTAAAGTGCCTTCAGGAAGAGATAATCGGGAAGCGCCTTCACTGATCGAAAGTTGATTTTCTAAGAACCGTTCTGACAGCTTCGGCTTTGAACTCTTTAGAGTAACGTTGGGTTTTTCTGCTCATTATTAGCTCCTTCTGATGCCATTCTATTTCAGGAAGGAGTGTCCGTTAAACTCAGGCTACCTCAGTCACCTGGCTTTTTTCAGAAGACGGAAAAAACTGGTATGAAGAGCTGAAGAATTTCGCCAGCGACACAATAAAAATAGCTTACACCGGAGATGGTCGCGTGGTGTGGGTCGGTAAGGATGTGACAGGCATCGAGCCACGCAATGCCAGTGTTATTGAAGTTCCTGATATTACCGCTAACCGACGGATTACCGCGCCGGGTTACTGGTTTTACCGCAATGATGAATTTGTCTTTGACTACAGACTCAAAGCGGAAGATGAGCGTGATGCCCTTCTGGCTCAGGTCAGTGCCCGGACAGGGGAATGGGAAGAAGACCTGCTGCTGGGGTTAATCAGCGACGAAGATAAAGAAAAGCTGAAAGCCTGTCGTATTTACGCGAAATCGCTGCAGGCGATGGATTTCAGCACCATCACTGATAAATCCTCATACAACGCCATTGAATGGCCCGCCTCTCCGGAAGGTTCTTCCTGATTTAATTTATCGCGAGAAAAACAATGTCTGTAGTGATATCAGGTGCGCTGACTGATGGCGCAGGTATCCCCATGTCCGGATACCATATTATTCTGAAATCCCGGGTAAACACCCCGGAAGTGGTGATGAACACTGTTGCTGATGTGATGACAGGAAACGATGGTGAATACTGTTTCCATGCGCGGACTGGAAAATATGGTGTGTATCTGAAACAGGACTGGCGCAACGAGTACAACGTTGGCGACATTGCTGTATATGAGGACTCAAAGCCCGGCACGCTGAATGACTTTCTGATTGCTCCTGATGAGGGCGACCTGAAACCGGATGTCGTCAAACGCTTTGAGGAAATGGTGGCGCAGGCGCAGCAGAGCGCCGGGGCCGCAGCCGGAAACGCACAGCAGACGGCGCAGGATGTGGCGGCAGCCGCAGGTTATGCCCGCGCAGCAGAACAGGCCAAAAATGACATTGATGCTGCGCTGACCGGCACCCTGAAAACGGCTAACCATCTGTCTGAAATCGCAGCAGCAGGCGAAAAGGCACAACAGAAGTCCCGGGATAATCTGGGGCTGAAAAGTGCGGCCACGATGGAAGCACAGAGCGACATTTACGACCGGACAAAAGGCCGTCTGGCGATACCCGGCGCATTCGGCTTTGGGTGTGCTTTCTGCCTGAAGATGTTATCCGTTTTGACACTAAGAGTGATTTCCTGGCCTGGGTAAGGAATGCGCTGCCAGTTGAATATTCCGTTGCTGGCCCCTACGGCATCATCATACCCGACACACGGTTTGAAGGGGGGCTCAGCATCCGGTGGACTGATGCACGCCCTGAGACAACAGAACCGCGGTACAGAGCCAAATCCCTTACTTTTTACGGCATTAACGGCCCCATTTATCACACCCGCTACTGCTACTGGCCCATATCCAGACTGACTGGGTGAAAATAAATATAACCACAGAAGATATTATTTACTAGAATCGTGGCGAGCTCTGTCCGCAACAGATGGGGAGACCCTGACATTGGCGGGCTGATTATTGCTGCGTACCAGGGAGAAGCTGACGGTGATAAAGTCATCAGACTTGTCAGGGGGCAGTCATACAGAGGCTCACGACTGGGACCGGTGGGGATTTCAGTGCCCAGTACTCCCACCGGAACGTATATAGCATCCCCACAATTTTTCATTACGGGATGTTCAGAGCATTCATTACCGGGGTCATATTGCGCCCTGTCCGGGGTGCCGGATGCACATGTCTCTGGCGCAATGCCCGGGCTTTTTATTCGCACATCGTGAGGAATGCACCGTGGAAATTAAAAAATCATTAATCCCCGTTATACCGAAAGTGGCGCAGTAGACTGTGACGTTTTTTTTGACGACAGGGACCAGGCAGTCTCCTACACAGCCACCGCTGATGATGTCGCACCGACGGGTCAGCGAATCTGGCAGGAACTGCAAAGTGGCAAATGGGGTGAGATAGCCCCATTCACTGTGACACCAGAAATGCTGGAAGCGGCCAGAGAGGCCAGACGTCAGGAAATTGAAGCATGGCGCACAGAACAGGAGGCGAAGCCGTTCACGTTTGAATGGAACGGTCGTATCTGGAATGCTGGTCCCGACTCACTGGGCCGCCTGTCCCCGGTAGTCATGCTGGCAAAATCTGTCACAGCACAAACACATATGGCGTGGAGCGATGCCGATAATCAGCAGGTGAAACTGTCGATGCCGGAACTGGAAGAACTGGCGGCAGCAATGGTGCAGGCGCAGGTCGATCGCAACGATGAGATTTATCGCCGTCAGCGTGAAATGAAAGAGGAGCTGAGCGGTCTGGATGATTTGGCTTCAATTCGGGCGTTTGACGTTGAGTAATGAATAAGCCGCAACTGGCGGAATCACAGAAGACCGCTTTGCTTACCGAAGCGGAGTCTGTCATCCGGCCGCCGGGGCGTGCTGTCAGGCTGAACAGGGAAACGGATGAATCAGGGGAGCCCGGGGCGGGCCTCGTTTTTCCGGAGTCAGTCCGGTCTGTGGTTTATGCGATGTGATTATGAATGGTGCAGTTGTGAGTCGTTTTCAGACAATCGCAGGGCCAGTACCTCGTCAGTCAGCTGACGGTAAATCTGCTGTTCAGTCTCTCGCATCACCTGTGCACCGGCTTCCCTCTCCGCATCCGCATCACCGCTCAGACCTGATGCTTTCAGCCGGTCAGCCACCCTCTGAGGGTACTCATTCTCCAGCATCTCATATTTCTGCTCTTCTGCCAGCGCCCAGCGGTCAGCTTCCGTACGCTTCAGTACAGCATGCCAT